AGTAATGCGCCAGACATAACTCGATTGATGATTAATGTTGACGCAGTGTACTTTCAAGTTTCAACTTAACAGGTGTTTTTGATGGGTAAGAAGTCAAGAGAGAAGCATACGGGTTTAACAGCAATGGGGCGGCAGAGATGCCCTAAAAAAGCAATCCCGATTGCTCTGCAGTTCACGCAAGGGAAAAAAGGATGCGTATGCGAAGGCGTCAGCCAAGCAGCTTAGGTTACGTGTTCTAAAATGAGTATTGAAGTTCAAGTTAACTTATCGAATTTTAATGTGTGGGGCAGTTGCTTGGAGTGTCTTTGTGAGCAGTACCCGGAGGCTGTGGGACAGGCTATGGTGAATGTTGCAGGGAATATTTTGGCGACTGCGAATGTTCTTGTACCGGTGCGGACTGGTTTTTTGAAAAGTACCTTGGCGGTTGAGCAACCTAGCAATTTTCAGCTTAAGGTTAAGGCTACGGCGCCTTACGCGTATTATGTTGAGTTTGGCACAAGAAAAATGTCTGCGCGGCTTTTCCTTACTAACTCGGTTAATCAGCATCTTAGCGAATTTGCGCCGGAAATTGAGCAGCAAATCCAAGATTTACTGCAAGGTTAGCGGTCTTTAAAGTAACTACATGTAATCGAGGCGAAAAGTATGAGTTTAGCTACCACACCGGTTCTAAGTCGGAATGCAGTTGTTCAAGTGGGCGGAACGGCAATCGGTTTCCTCACTGACTTCACTATGGATGTTAAGGCGGAAATGATTAAGGAATACGTTTGCGCGTCAGGTGGGTCTCCATCTCCAGCTTTCACGGCAAGCGGCAACCAGTCTTACACGTTTAAGGCTTCTGCGCTTTATGTTCCCGCAAATTATGCAGCATTGCTTACAGATGTTCTTAACGGCTCATTGGTTACTGTTATTTGGGGTCCACAGGGCACGACTACGGGGTCAGGAACTCCAAAAATCACGTTAAGCAACGTTGTCTTGACAGCTTACAGCGTGAAGAACGGCCAGAAAGGCACAATAGCAAACGATATTAGCGGAGAAGCGCAAACCGTAGCAGAAAGCACATTCTAGCGTTTTTTTTCTTTTCGTCTTAGTAGTTTGAGTCGATTTTCTTATCGCCAAACTCGATGAGTGAGAATTAAAATAGCGAGGACTAACATGAATATTCCAAGCGCAAGAGGTACTAATGCAAGCAGATAACTTGCAGATGTTTCCGAAGCAACAGTTGATCCCTGTTGCTGAGTAAGCGAAAATGAATCCACTATTGCCTGTATGCTTGAGCTTGCCAAGAAGTAATATTGACCTTGGGGCAGGTTGAGTGAGACACTTCCAGCTTGGAGGTCGTACTGGGTTATGTATGCAGTTGGAACACCAGTGAAATTTGTCAAAGCTACAGATACCTCCCCGTTCGTCGTGTGTTGCAGCAGTAAAGCATCATGTTGTGTGGAGTTCTGAATGTAAATTGAAATAATGCTTGAAGCGCTCCAAGTAATATTCAATGGTGAAGCAGATTGGATATTCCAAGATAAGAGCGATACAGTTGTGTTTTGAGGTATAACCTGATTTGAAATTCCCGCTTGATCTGTACTGACTGAGGTGATTGGAGCAAACGCAAAAGAACCAAGCGCAGATGCGATTAGCAGAATACCGACGAGAATTAGAAGCGCAGCTGCCACCATTTTTAGAGTCGATTGATGCTTCTTTTCCTTTGAAGCCTTCTCAGGGAAGGTCTGAAGCAAGTTGACGGCAAGCTGTCCTCTTTCAGTCAGGTGATACATTCCTTGGTCATCTTTGGAAATAAGACCATTTAATGCCTTCAGATGATAGTTAAGCCTGCCCGTGTTTGTTACTTTTAAGATCGCCATTATTTCGGTATAGCTAATCGCGTCTTTTTCCTTAAGCAAGTCAAGAATACTTCTTCTTGTAGTATCGCCTAGAATCTTATGCAAGGATGACCAATCAACTTGTTCCATACTAATCGCTTCTTTCAATGCTTCATTTTAACATTTTTGATAAAATCCGTTATCAATGCGTTATCAAAGAAATGTTAGGCCGACAATAGAAAAAAAGGTTCCCTCGTTCCCGATTATGTTGAAGTAACTAGCATTATATGGGCATTAATGGTTATAATGAGGTGATTTGATGAGTGAAGAAAAATTTGATGCTGAAGGCTTCGAGAAACTTAAAGCTGCATTCAACGAATATGAAGCAGAGCAAAAAGAGCGTTTCAAAAACTTTAACGTAGGCCTACTGAAAAACAGTAAGGTCCCGCAGGAGGCTAATGTTCCTGGCGCCGGATGGGTCAAATTCGTATTACTTACCCATAACGAACTGAGCGATTTAGCGAAGTTTTACAAGGATGATCAGCGCGAATTCGAACTGCAGGCGCTTCTAAAGATGATGAAGCCCTGCTACCCAGATTTAACAGAGAAGGACCTGCGTGATGCCCCATGGGACCTCGTACGGGCTCTAGAGAAGGCTTTGCTTAATGAGGGTTTTTTACCGCGTCAGGTGAGGCGGTCAATGACTGGATTTACTGGAGCAGTGAAGCCCAGCGGATCGCAGCCGTCATCAACCTCTACCACTACACCCTAGAATACGCGTCGTCTTTAACGGATTTTCAGCTTGAATTCTTAATTCAATCAGCCGTCTGGTTCAATAAATTGACTTCTACTTAACATATAGTAAAAAACTTAAATGAAGGCGGAGATATAGGTATCAGTTAAGGAAGAAACATGTCAAAAGCTGAATACCAAAAAAAATGGAGAGAAAAAAATCGTGAAAAAATGCGTAACTATAACAGAAATTATAGAGTTTTACATAGGGAAAAGAGAACAGAACAACTAAGAGAATGGCGAAAAAAGAATCCTGAAAAAGTTCTTAATTGTAACAGACAGTATAGCGCCTTACATAAAGAAAAGAGACGAGAGTACGCAAAAGAATATTCAAGGAAAAGAAGAAAAGACCCAGAATTCCGTAAGCGAGAACGTCTCGCAAACAATAAAAGTAGAGATAAGCTTAAAGTTAAGGTTTTTGAATTGCTTGGCGGTCAATGTGCCAATCCTTATGGTTTACATGATAAGCCATTCATTGATGTCAGATGTCTTCAAATTGACCATGTTGATGGAATCAGAGATTCCAAAGATTACCCAAGGAATAAAGATTATAGAGGTACATATGCTTTCTACAAGGAAGTCTATCAAGAGCTTCTTAAGGGTTCAAAAAAGTATCAATGTTTATGCGCTAACTGCAACTGGATTAAAAGAAGCGTAAACCACGAACTCAGAATGCAGGATAGAAAAAATTAACAGAAGGTTAGCAGTAAATAAAATGCGCTATAAAATATATCAAATCATGTGGCAATGTTGCGACGGTTCGCTTTTCTTTGCTGTTTATCTTACAGATGAGAAAACGGGTAAGATAATCGGCACCAAAGGAACTACATTAAAATGTCCAATGTGCAAGGGCGATCTTCGTATAAAAAAGATAGGCGTGATGATGTGAATTGAGTGGGGTTCCTGCAGAGATAGATATTGTTGCGACTGATGATGCGTCAGACGTTTTCCAATCAGTCAGCAGCAACTTTACTGATATGAGCAGCAGCGTCAGCGAAGCTTCTGAAGCTATGAGTAGTGATGTTTCAGATAGCATGCAGGAGACTGCGAGTTCTGTTTCAACTATGTCAACAACTGTAGAGGCTGACACTAGCCAGATGCAGGATTCCTTCAATCAAGCCGGAAGCACCGCTCAGGTGAGCATGGGTCAAATAACAACTAGCACTGGAGCTGCAACCGATGCGACAGATGCTTCTAGCCAAAGCTTTAGTCAAAACGCTATGCAGATGAATAGTGCAGCTATGAGCGGTGCTATGCTGTATATGGCTGTGAACAATATTGAGAATGCTCAAGTTAGCCTTAGCCGAGCAAACTTGATGGAAGAAAAAGCCGCGAATTCCGTGACGTTAGCGCAGCAGGCCTATAATTTGGCTGTTGCAAAATACGGTGAAACCAGTCTTCAGGCGCAGGATGCGGCGAATAAGCTTAACCTGGCCATTCAGACTCAACAAGTAGATCAGGAGCGTGTTGAAGAGGCAAGCCGTAACTATAACAGTACTTTAATGATGTCGGCGCTTACTGTTATTCCTGCGGTTATTAACGTTGTAAACTTGGCATGTAACGCCACGAAAATGTGGGAAGGCGCTCAAGCAGCTCTTGATGTTGTAATGGATGCTAACCCCGTGATGCTTGTTGTATTAGCTGTCGCGGCTTTAGTTGTCGGTTTCATAGCTGCTTACGAATACTGCAAGCCTTTCCGCGACATCATAAATGACATTGGAAGCATCATGGGCGGCGCCGTATTAAGTGCCTTTAACGCTTTAAAAACAGCAGGCGACGCACTGTGGAATGGCTTAAACGCTGCTTACACTGGAATTCTTCTGCCAGTAGCAAACTTTTTCAAAGAAATTTTTGTTGCAGACATAAACGCTGCCTTAGTACCTATCAAAGCTTTTGAGTCAGTTATTGGCGCCGTAGCAAACGCCGTTAAACCGCTCGAAGGTTTCATAGGCGATTTAGGTTCAGCATTGGGTAAATTGTGTTTTGCGCATGCATCGCCAGCTGCTGAAGAATTCAATAAGCAGATTACACAGAGCATAGCGCTTAGCGATCAGTTAACACATAAAACCGGCACGTTAGGATCCAGTCTCCAAGGGCTTTCAGGTAACGTTAACGTTAAAAGCGGAGCTGGAACAAGCAACGTCTCAATCGGCTCACCTAACATTACGATCGGCAGCATAACCGGGACAGCTTCGCTAAAACAGACACGAGATGCCGTGAACAAAGGTATCTGCGATGCAATGTACAAAAAAGGCATAATGAATAAGGTGACATAGATGAGAAAAATACCTTTATTCATCAAAGCTTGTTTACTTTTGCTTGTGATGTTGGAGCTTTATTTTTATCTGATTTTTGGAGAAACATTAGGAGATAAACTTCGATGAGTTGGCAGATAACGCAAGGATCTACAACAATTACGTTGCCTTATGCTCCGCAGACTAATACGGATGAAGCGCCCACCGTCGATGATTCTTCAATCAACATTCCTGAAGTAGGAACCACTCTTATCTCTGTCTGCAATGACGTGCGGACTTTAACGATGGAAGGCTTTTTCTATATTGCAGGATCCAGCAAAACTGCAATCGACAACACTTACGTTATTCCCCTACTAGGCATGCTGCATGGCTTAGTTGTGTTAAGCACTCCGCGGCCCAGCCTCAACGCTACCTGGAAGTTTGATAAAGCAACTTTCACAGAAACCAAAGATTACGCTGCGCAGTCAGCAATCAAATTTACTCTTGTTTTCAAGTTTGCAGCAAACTACGTGGTGCTCTAAGTGACCAGTTGGACAATACAATACTATAATGGTTCAGCATGGGTAACTAAAACTGACGCAGTAATCGATCAGATAATTGATGAAGTCAATGGTCAATTAGGAACTGCTGGCCAACAAGAATTCGATTTCATCATACCGAATACGCCAGCGAACTTAACTTT